GGAGATTATTACACTATGATGCAACTAGTAAAAATAATAGACGGGCAACCTATACCTTATACTTACGAAAGATTTCGTAAAGACAACCCCTTTACTAGCTATGGTATACACCCTTCAAGTTCTCAGTTAAAAGAACAAGATGTTTATAAAGTTATGGTTGAAGTAGAACCTGCAGAAATTATTGGATTTAAAATAGTTCTTGATTCTTTACCAACATTTAAAGACGGTGCATGGGTGTTATGTTATAGTCATGTAGCGTTAAATGAGGATGAAGTTCGTGAATTTCGTAACCAAGAGCTAAGTAAGACTGATTGGATGGCGGTTTCTGACCGTACTTTAACTAATTCTGAATTAGCTTATCGTCAAGCTTTACGAGATATCCCACAACAAGAAAGCTTTCCTGACAATATAACGTGGCCTACTAAACCAGAGTAAAAATAATAAATAAATTTTAATTTAACTAAAGGAGATTAATATGACTGAAGACAAAAAGGTTATAACAATCAATGAAAAAGACTACACAGAAGATCAACTAACAGATCAACAAAAAACTATTATAAACCATATAAACTCTTTACAACAAAAGATTGGTTCAGCAGAGTTTAACCTTGATCAATTAAAAGTAGGTAAAGATGCTTTTATGCTTATGCTTAACAATTCTCTAGAAGAAAAAGAAACTAAGGAAGAAGCAGCATAGTCCCCTATTAAAAGGATGAGGTATCCCCTCCCTTAAACTATTATTAAGTAAGTTACACCTAAGGCAACACAGGTGTAACTTACATTATCTAAGGAGAACACAGATGATAACCGACTACCAAACATTTATACACCTTTCTCGTTATTCTAGATGGTTAGAAACAGAGAACCGAAGAGAGAACTGGGAAGAAACAGTAACTCGTTATATGTCAACATGGAAAGACATGATTGATGATAAAACATACAAAAGATTATTTAAATACATTTCAAGCTTAGGTGTTATGCCTTCTATGAGAGCTATGTGGGCCAGTGGTCCTGCTCTAGAACGTAATAACATTACTGGATATAACTGTTCATATCTTAAGATAGATACACCTCGTGCATTTGATGAGGCAATGTATATACTTATGTGTGGTACAGGCGTAGGTTTCTCAGTAGAAGCTATTGATGTAAATAAACTACCATATATTAACGATCACTTTGAAGTATCAGAGAGATTAATTAGAGTAGAAGATTCTAAAGAAGGTTGGGCTAAAGCTTTACGTAAGCATATAGCAGACTTATACTTAGGTAGAGTACATTACTTTGATTACTCAGATGTAAGACCTGCAGGCGCTAAACTAAAAACAATGGGTGGCAGAGCTTCAGGTCCAGAGCCGTTAAAAGAACTTATAGATTTTACAACCGCTTTATTTAAGAGAGCTGGTGGACGTAAACTAACCCCATTAGAATGTCACGATCTTATGTGTAAGATAGGTGAGATTGTAGTAGTAGGTGGTGTACGTAGGTCTGCCATGATATCCTTAAGTGATTTAGGTGACCACACTATGCAGGGCGCTAAGTCAGGTGCATGGTGGGAAAACAATGCTCAACGGGCATTAGCTAACAACTCAGCAGTATACTTACAAAAGCCAGATGGCTTAACATTTATGAAAGAGTGGACTGCTCTTATTGAATCTAACTCAGGTGAACGAGGAATATACTCTCGTTATGGTGCTCAAGCAACTGCTCCTGAACGTAGAGATTCTGATAAAATTCATGGGACTAACCCTTGTGCAGAAATAGCACTTAGGTCTAATCAGTTCTGTAACTTAACAGAAGTAGTACTTCGTAGTGAAGATACTCTTAAAACAATTAAAGAAAAAGTAGAGTGTGCAACGATTCTAGGCACATTACAATCTACATTAACTAACTTCCCTTATTTACGAAAGATATGGAATTCAAATACAGAAGAAGAACGTCTACTAGGTGTATCTTTAACAGGTGTGTGTGATTGTCCAGTCTTATTTAATGCTAAAGAAAAAGATATACAGGAACTACGTGATTACTCTATTAAAGTAAACGTAGAGTGGGCTAAACGCCTTAATATACCTGCATCTACTTCTATAACAACGATTAA